GAGAAAGCGCATTTGTAGCAGAGTACGACTTGCCTACGTTCGTCAAGTTATGCTCAAAGGTATGCGCCATGTATGGCATAGCACTTCCTGAAGCACAATTGCTCCAGATGTTGCACGAGTTCATTGTTAAACACTTTCGTTGGGTTACATTCGAACACTTCAATCTTGCGTTTGAAATGAATGCAGCGAATGAACTTGACAAAAAGTGTGAACATTACGGTGCTTTGAGCGTGTCGTTTATTGGCGACGTGTTAACGTCTTACAAACCACACAGGGACAAAGCGAATCTACAAATACAGCGTGAAATTGCTCAATCAATTGAGGAAAAAGCAGAACTAATAAAAGAGAATGAAATGGCAGTAAATGACGACAGTTGGAGAAGGATGTTGAAAGAAGATATTGATAGCTTCAAACAAGACAAATACACAACGTTAGAATTGCGTGGTGTGTCAATGATGCGATGGCTCGAAGAAAGTAAGCGCATAACCGCTGAAACGTTCACAGATGAAGAATATGCGCTTTGTAAAGCGAAAGCAAGAAAGACAGTCTTCAACGAACAGCAACTAAGCAAAGGAATGGTTGAGCGAATGAGTGATCGCAAACGTCAACTACTCAAAGAATCGATTCAGTTCGAAGGCTTCCGAGAACTTTACAAACTTTATTTGAGTAAGCAATGAATCACGGTTCGTTGTTTAGCGGAATAGGCGGTTTTGATTTAGCCGCCGAATGGATGGGTTGGAACAATACATTTCATTGTGAATGGATGCCTTTCCCACGCAAAGTTTTAAATCATTATTGGCCTAATTCAATTAGTTATGAAGATATCACAAAAACAGATTTCACTATTCACCGAGGAACAATTGACATCCTTACCGGTGGATTCCCATGCCAACCTTACTCAAGCGCAGGCAAGCGACTTGGGAAAGAGGACGAGCGACATCTCTGGCCGCATATGCTCAGAGCAATTTCAGAGATTAAGCCAACCTACGTTGTGGGCGAAAACGTTCGTGGACTTACTAATTGGAACGGGGGAATGGTCTTCGAAGAAGTGTGCGTTGACTTGGAAAGTCAAGGGTACACCGTACAACCGGTACTTTTGCCAGCTTGTGCCGTCGGTGCGCCGCACAGGAGAGACCGAATTTGGTTCGTTGCTTCCAATACCTTGCGCATTCGACAGCACGAACGCTCGTGCAACAATGAAATCAACACAAATAAAAGAAGGTTCGATGCACTCAATGACATTGCCGAGGATGTTGAGCATGGGGCTTCTTTCAACTCCAACAGTGAGCGATTCAAAGGGAGCGTATCCTCCGAACTCATTGGACAATTTTCCAACGAGAAGAGTATCAATGAAATCAATTTATTGTCAAATGGAAGAAGGAGAGAAGAACTATCATTCGAAAGATTCCCAACTCAATCCCCGATTTGTAGCGGAGATGATGGGCTTCCCACCGAACTGGACGGAATTACCTTTTCTAAATGGCGACAAGAATCAATAAAGGGTTACGGTAATGCAATCGTTCCGCAGCTTGCTCATGCGATTTTCAAGGTAATTGCTGAAATGGACAGGTTAGAAAAACTACAATTAAAATTATTTTGAAACTATGATAATAGGATGGTTTAGTTGTGGTATCACTTCGGCTGTTGCTTGTAAATTAGCCATTGAAGAACATGGAAAAGAAAATGTTCGTCTATTTTACATCGAAATAGATAGCGCACACGAAGATAATGAACGCTTTATTTTAGATTGTGAAAAGTGGTTAGGCATAAAAGTAGAACGCAGACGTTGTAAAAAATATAAAGATCAATTTGAAGTTGTTGAGATAGCAAAATATGTTAATTCTCCAACAGGCGCAATGTGTACCAAAGTTCTAAAAAAAGACGTTCGCAAAGCAATCGAAAAAGAATTTGAATACGAAGGTCAAATCTTTGGTTTCGAATACGACAAAAAGGAAATCAATAGAGCAATTCGTTTTGCACAACAATACCCCCAAGCAAAACCACTAACTCCATTGATTGACCGTAAAATGACAAAACAGCAATGCGCTGAATTGCTTTTATTTAATGGAATTAAGTTACCTAAAATGTATGAGTTAGGTTTTCACAATAACAATTGTATTGGTTGTATTAAAGGTGGTAAGGGTTATTGGAATCATATACGCAAACACTTTCCAGAACACTTTGAAAGAATGGCTAAAGCCGAAAGAATAGCAGGTCATTCGTGCATTAAAGAAAAGTTCCTTGATGAATTAAAACCAAATGAAGGAAAGCATGAACCGCCTATTGTTCCAGATTGTGGAACATTCTGCGAAATAGAATTTGCAGATATAATTGATGCGAATACTGAAAAAGTTTTTGCTGGATATACAACATTTAAACAACTGAATTTATTTTGACACCATATAAACCCGAATACCTGCCACGTCAAATCGAAGCATTGAACTATTTAGCAACCGATTCACAAGTTGAGCAGTTGTTGTACGGTGGAGCGGCAGGGGGTGGGAAGACGAAGTTCGGTTGTATGTGGCAAATACAGCGTCGTTTGAAGTATGCAGGGACACGTTCGCTTATTGGACGTAGCAAATTAGACACGCTCAAAAAGACAACGTTAAACACGTTCTTCGAAACTGCTGAGGAGTTCGGATTGATAGCGAATAAACACTACACATTCAACGGACAATCCAACGTGATTAAATTCTTCAACGGAAGTGAAATTGTTTTGAAAGACTTATTTGCTTATCCTTCGGACGTGAACTTCAATTCACTCGGATCGTTAGAAATTACAGACTACTTCATTGACGAATGTTCTGAAGTGACTGAAAAGGCGGTGAGCATTGTTCACTCCAGATGCCGTTACAAGTTGAACGAGTTCGGGTTAATTCCTAAAGGTTTCTTGTCCTGTAACCCTGCGAAAGGTTGGCTTTATAACGAGTTCTACATGAAGAACAACAGAAACGAACTACCGTTGCATCGTGCGTTTGTTCAGGCACTTCCACAAGATAATCCATTCTTACCGGTTGCATACATTGAATCGTTGCGTCGCCTTCCAGAATACGACCGCAAAAGACTTTTAGAAGGCAATTGGGAGTTTGACGACGACAGCGACAAGTTGTTCTCAACGGACAACCTGTTGCGTATGTTCCGCAATGAATTGATTGAAGGAAAGAAATATATCACAGCCGACATCGCCCGTTTTGGAAAGGATAGGACAATCATTTGTGTTTGGGAAGGTCTAACCATTATCGACATTATTGAACTCAATCGTGCAGGAATTGACGAGGTTGTAAATAAGATTCGTGTTGTCATGAAAGAACATTCAATTCTTCTTCAAAATGTTATCTGTGACGAAGACGGGGTTGGTGGTGGAACGGTCGATTTTCTGAAGTGTTTAGGATTTCAAAATGGATCTAAACCAAAACACCCACAATACCAAAACTTAAAAAGCGAATGTTACTATAAATTGGCTCAATACGTTGAGGAGAATAAAGTCACTATCTTATCGAATACACGCAAGGAACAAATCATTCGTGAACTGGAGATGATTAAGCGACACCGTGCAGACGTTGACGGTAAGTTGCAAGTAACTCCGAAAGACGTAATCAAGAATAGAGAAGGAATAAGTCCAGACGTTGCCGACGCAATAATGATGCGAATGTACTTTGAATTGAATCCTTCTTACGGACAATATGTTGTCGGTTAGCATAGGTTGACTATATTAGCACAAATAAAATAAATATGAAAAACAGAATAAGTAAATTTTTTAAAGGAGCTGAAATTGCAATTGTAATTTTTCTTCTTATCGCACTTGGATATTCAGTTGTTACAGGAACTGAAATAGGACAAGTTATCGATGTTGATTTTTGGGTATTATCGTATCTAATCTCATTGACATCACCTAACTTTTTTGGCGAATCTGAAAATGAAAAAACTGAACAAGAATGAAACCAACACCACTTTACGAAACGCTCAAAATGACATACGATCGTGAGCGCGAAATCGTCAATTCAATAGCAACCTACTTTCAACAAGGTAAGATATTAGGCGACATCCTTCTCGAGCTTTCGCAACGGAAAGACATGAACGCAAAAGAGAAAATATACTTAGCGTTAATGATTGGTTCAATGATGTCGAAGCCAGATGCAGAAAAGTAATTTACTCACGCAGGTCATTGCTGAATTAGAAGCCCGTGAAGCGAAGGGAATCGAGACGTACGGAACAACACTTGACCGAAGCGACTTAACACGCTCAGAATGGCTACAACACGCATACGAAGAAGCGTTAGACCTTGCCCTTTATTTGAAGAAACTTAAAATTGAAGAAGATGCCAGAAAGCAAAACTAAAAAAGGAATCTGCGTGTACTTGCACAAAGACCTGTGGAACGAGATAGACGAGAAGCGTGGTGAGAATAGTCGCAACGCTTTTTTAAGCGAAGCGATTCAGTTCTCGTTGAAGTTCTACATCGACGAATCTAAAGTAAAATTGAAAGAACAAAAGTAGAAAGAGCAGCGACAGACGTTGTAACAATTAAAGCGTGGTTTCTGCGCTTTTTTTGTTTCTCCAATTTCTTTTTATCAGCAGTTAGAGTGTTTATTTCTTCGGTTAATACATCGGTCTTTTGTTCATAAGCACCAACGACTTCTTGTAAATTGTCAATCTTTTTTCCTTCGTTGTTTATTTGTTCTTTCAGATTGTTAATCACAAGTGAATCGGAAGCAATAACGCTATCGCAGGAGTTCACCAAACGCACCACATCAATGCGAACAATAGTATCTCGAACAAGAACAATATCACGAGTTCTTTGATAGGTGGTCTTGTGTTTAGATTGAGCGTTTTCATAGTAAGCTAATTGTTCTTTTAGTTCAATTGTTTCTTCAAGAAGCATCTGATATTCGCCAGCGTTGTAATTTATCACGCTATCTTGTTTTTGCACTTCAAGATGTGCATCTTTGACCTTCTCACGTCCCCACCAATTCCAACAAATAACCGTCCAAATAATTGACGTTCCCAAAACAAGCAGGACTGCAAATAATAGATTCTTTCTCATAATATTTTCCCTTCGTGTATTCTGTAATTTTTAACGCTGAACGCTCCGTTTGTTCCCTTATCCACAATGGCGAACCCGTGGTTATACTTCGAATAAGGGTTGTAGTCGGGCGATAATTCACTTAAGCAACCAACACCCCAACAAGTAATAAACTTTCCGTTAGCATCACGCTCATTGTGTTCTGCTGTCTGGTGGTGGTGACCACACAACGAAGAAACTTTTGTCTTCAAAAACAACCCACGAGCAACGTTGACTGAAGGAAGGAATTGCTTGCCGAACTCGTGTCCGTGAAAGATTGAAAGTTTACCGATATTTAACTTGCTCTTTCCGTCAATCCACTTCACGTCGTGTTTGTCGCAATGCGTCAAAGTTGGAAAGTCAAACGCGTCAATGTCGAATAGTTCGGGTGCTTTGATTCGCATATAACGCCAGTAACGTTCTTCGTGGTTTCCTTCTTTGTAGTAAATGTTTGCCGTTGGAAACGTGTGACGAAGTGAAGCAAGGAATTGTCGAATAGAATAAAGCTCGTCTTTGAATTTTCTTTTGCGTGGATCTTTAACAAAGTCGCTAATCATGTGACAATCGAGAGCATCGCCATTTAAAATGATTGCATCGCATCCCTGTTTTAACCCTTCAGCAATAGCGCATTCCAACGCTTCATTATCTTGATAAGGAAGGTGAACGTCGCAAAGAATTAAGAACTTATTTCCCTTCACTTCAACGTGTCTTCGCTTCTTCGAATAAGACTTCGGTAGTGCAAACGGGTTCAATGGTCGTGTCTTTTCTTCGAACAACTTTTTGTCTGCTATTGTTTTTCTATTATAATCGCCATTCTTTCCACGAATTGTGCGAACGGTTGTGCGAGCATGTTCAAGTGAATTATATACTTCTGGATATTCAGCAAATAGTTTTTTTGCTAAAGTCATTGAAGGTGTTTCGGGAAATTTACTGCAAATCTCCGCTGCTATTGTTCTCGATGTTGTCAGTTCCTGTGCCATTCTTTTTTTGATTTGTGAATTTTTCAATTACAGTACCGCCAAACATTCCACCGGTCAGCAAAGCAAGTGTGTCAAACATCGCAATAGGACAAACGTAGTATGTGAATGTAGCAACGTAACTCAAAATGATTAGGTTAAGTACAACAAATATAGCAATTACTCGCTTACTTGAAACTTTTGAACACGATGTTAACAAAGACTTCAACCATTGCTTCATAATAAACGCAAAATGAATTGAACAATAAGACCGCCAACGATACCCGCAGCGGTTGCGATACCACCTAAACGAGCAACCTGCAAACGTTGGTTCTGAATGTACTTGTCGTGCTTTTGAACCTTACTCACAAGACCTTCGATTTTCATTTCATCGTCACCGATTAACACATGATATATGCGGTCAATCTTCTTATTCATTTCTTGAAGTTCCTCGTGTATCAATTGAATCTCGTTTTCGGTGTTCATATCATTTGAAGTATAGTGCAATTTCAGCTTCACGACGTTTAACCAATCCAGACAAAACAACTCCGCCACCTTTGTTCCAAAGACGGAAAGAATCGGCAATGGTTGGATCGTTTGGGTTAGCGTTGACCTTTCGCAATACAGACGACTTCTTGAACCCACCTGTTCCAATATTATATGCAAGTGAAAGACATGCGCTAAATTGATTTTCGTTAAGCGTTTGAGTGATTAACGCACGAATAGAAACTGCGAATTTGTCAATTACGTTTTTAGCCAATTGCTCCGCTCTTGCTTGTGTTATCACATCGCCTTCTTTGACCTTCGTTCCGTCTTCGTAGAATGTGTTTCCGTAGCCAATCGTCCACACGTTAGCAGGACACAAATAAGCCTTCAATCGACAACCTTCGAACTTCTTAAGAAGTGCGTAACCTTCAGCGTTAACTTTCATTGACTAATCGTTTTATTTGTTTCTCTTTTTTCAGAAGGTAACGTCGAAATTTTTCTTCGTACACCTTCTGCTTAACCATGTCTTTTTTTCTCCCTGCTTTAGCCATGTATTTTTGTATTCGTTATCTAATCCAACCTAAACCTCGTCGTCTGTATTCGTAAGGTAGTCTGTCACGACCGTCACTAATCTCAAAAGCGTTCGATGGATAAACATTTGTCTGCGACCAAATTTGTTGCGTTACGTTCGTTGTATATTCTGGAAAATCTGATTGATTGAAGCACAAATAATCAACCATGCGTTGAGTGTAGAACATCGCTTGTTGTCTCGCTTGATCCCGATAGTTTTGTAAGTCTGTTTGACTGATTGGAGTAGTGTCTTCGCTTGTACGAATTACTAAACTTCCGTTGTCAGTTTTAACGTACAAATGAGGCAAGACTTCGTACATCGTCCACCACATTATCATGCGACGTAAATAGTTGTCTAAAAGCGTTGCGTATGCGCCTGCAATGTCGTCGTTTACAACGTCTTCTTTTATCTTATTATACAAGTCAGTTCCCAAATACAATTGTGCGTATTTGTCTTGTGACAAATAGATTGCAGGATACATCAATAACGGGTCAACGCTTCCATTGATCCATGTATATTTTTTAATGTAATTCTCGTCGATTAAAAGAACTTCGGGTTGTAGTGCCATTGTAGTTTTTATTTATATTTTAATGATGCTCTGTTCGGCATATCGTTAGGACGTACCGCTTCTTCGCCTTTTGGGAATAGTTCGTTTGCAATTGCGCCAGTTACAACTTTGTCGTTGTTCAATCCGTCATTTGGAAGGAATCGACCGCCCTCTCTTTTGCGTACAAATACTTTTCTGAACCACGCATGGCGACAATAGACACCACCTTTGTAAATCCAAATATTTATTGTGCTTGACCCGCTCGCTGCAAACTCACTATTCACTCCTTCGTCACCCATTTTTATGATGTCTTCGTAACGAAACAACGCTCCCATTTTAGAAAGTGCAACCATCTCTTGACAAAAGTCACGGGTTACAATTTCTCCGTCTTTATATGTGAAGTTCTTTGAGTAGTAGTAACGAACTTTGTAAAGTCCTGTGTCTAAAGCATCGCTCTTTTTTTCGGGGTTTGAATAACCACGAACGCTCATAAACTCCGTGCGATACTTTTCTTCGCCTTCTGGATTAGTTACTTCTTCGTCAGAAATCAACTCCCATTCTTCTTCGTTGATGTATTCAGCTTTAGAACGCAAATGTTGAAGCCATGCTTCGCCTTCTTCTTTGCTTATCTTAACACCCGCATCCTTTGTCTTCTTCGCAACTACTTTTTTTTTTGAGCTGACAATTTAGCCACAGCATCACCACTTGTTTGAAACATTGACTTAGCAACTTCGACATCAAGACCTAAGAACTGCACTAAGAATACAATTGCTTGTTCTTGTGTCAATGTTCCCAATCCAACAGCTGCAACAATCTCCAAAGCTGAAGCAATTTGCGCTCCATTATAAGTCACGTCACTAACTTTTTCAGTTATTGCATTTGGGTCTGTTGTTGTGTCTATTGTTGTTGTGGTTGTTTCTGTTGGTGTTACGTCAACAATTTGAGCTTCGTCAAACACACTATTCATTTGTATTTGAACATCGCCTAAAATCGGTGTAAACACGTCTTCAATGATGCGTTGGTAAGGCTTGATAACTTGATTGTTGAAGATTTCCAAACCAACCAACATTTCATCTTTATTACTTCCGAATCCAGAAGCGTCACGAATGCCATGAATCAATGGTGACACAACACGGTGACCAACCATAATTTGCTTCGCTGTTTCTTCGCTTAAGAATTGATATTGCTTGTCTGCATCTGAAAGTGGAAAAGCCTGAATGTCTGGTGTTCTCGCAGGATCTTCGTTGAACGTCATTAAGAACTTCCCTGCGTTACTTGCTCCGCTCAATCGTTCTTCCCATTCACGACGTATCGCTTCTCTTTCTTCTTTTTGTGGTATTCCGTTCAAGAAGTTGATGATAAATGAAGGAAATAACCCGTTCAAAATATTATTGACGTGATACATTCCCATTTGATGCGAAAGTTCAATGTAATTCAACGCACCGAAGTAGTCGGGCTTTGGATAATACGAACTTCCTGCCATCATTCCATGAGCATAAATCACCTGTCGTGGTTCTTCTTGTGCCTGTGATGGGTTAAAAGCAGGGATGAACTCTGGTTTGCCTTTCTTGCTTCGTGAATTTCTCCAATCTCTCGAATACCAAACACCTGTAATTTCTTCGTCTTCTTTGTCGTAAGCAAGTCGACAATTCTCAAAAGGTAAATGGTTAATCTTCACCACTCGTGTGAAGTCCATTGACCAAATAACTTCAGCAACAAAAGCACCTTGTAACTTTAAGTCGAACGAAATTCCTTGCAATGCGTTGTCGAGAATCGTTCCTGTTCCTTGCCCCTCAATCATGAACGCAATTGAGTTCGTCAATGCGTTGTGAATTGGTGAGTTGTAGTAAAGGTCTATTAAATATTGCGGATAAAGATTGTTGTGACCATAATCAATCCAACCTGCACGATTTTCTTTCTCGATTGCTTCTGTTGGAATGTATCGGCTTAACGCTATTTGCTGAATGTTGCTCATTTTATGAACCGGTATATATTACATCTACGGGAATCGTAGGTGTTGAAACGTCAAAGTAAATTGTTCCGTCCTGAAGAATCATTGAACCACGTTCAACGAGTCCAACAACGGAAGCGTTTGTTGGGTCTAAATTGCTGCTGCTGTTTTGTCCGTAGACATCGTACTTGTATTTCCCTGCATCAACCAGACCAACGGTTGTCAAACGTATTTTAGTAACACGTTCGTTTTCGTTTATTACGGTCACGACCTGCGCAAGTTGTTCGCCTGTCATTTCGTAAGTTAAAATAAGAAGGTAGTTTGTAAACGCAACATTGAAATACTGCCGACCTTCATCGAGTGAAAGCCACGCATATTGATTCGCTGTGTTTGTATTCAAATAAACCATTCTATCCTTTTATTTGTGTTATGAAATTACATCACAGAGGAACGCTTTGTTCCTCTATGTGTAAAAGTTTTTTGATTAGTCAAGAATTGTGTTTGGCGCACCATCCAAAAGATATGCACGCTTTGCAGATTCGTGAGTAAACGCTAAAGTGTAACCATTTGCATCTCCTAAAGCTGTTCCTGTTCCTGCCGTAGACGTTGAAAGGTCTGCGCCGTTTTCGTAACCAACAGCCCACCAATTGTTATTAGTGTCTTGAACGAATACAATTACACGAGCTTGTGCAACGTTTTGCAATTCCAAACGCTTTGCGCTTGATAATTTGTGCAACATTACGTTAACCGTTTGCGTGTAAAATACTGTTCCGTTGTCACGGTTGAAGTTAATTGTTTCTTCGAACGATCCAGTTTGCGTTGGTAATTCGTAAGTATACAAGTCACCTGCTGAAGGTCCGGTAATTGTAGTTACTACTTGATTTGCATCAAGTGTAAAATCAACGTTTATCCAATCTGTTAAAACAATTTGTTTGATACCACCGATTCCGTCTTTGCAATCGAGTGTAAATCCTGTACTTAATTCACAAGCCATATTATTATTTTTTTATTAGCACAAAAGAGGGGTGGTTTTTATGCCACCACCTCTTGTGCAAGGGTTAGAATGGTTGAGATTATGCAGTGTATTGGTAGAATGCGATTTCGTCACCGAAGCCGTATTGTGCACCTGCGAAGAAAGAAGCTGCGAAACGTACGTTGTCAGAAAGGTCTTTGTCATACATGTCCAAAACCGCAACGTTGTTCCATTGGTCTTTCAAGTTAGTACCGAACCAAAGGTTTGACTTTTGGAAGAAAGCCATTGTGTCGTCGCTCATTCC